CTGGACGACCAAAACTATCAGGAGACAGATAGGTCTTATTGTTGATGTTATAATGGAACTTTAGTTCGATGAACGGGTTATCTGGTTCGTACTTATAAGGAACGATACGAACTACTTGTTTACCGGGCTTTGGTTTCCAAATCAAGTTAGATTTTTGATTTGTGTTTGAAAGGGAGTTCAAACGACTCTTTAGCTTACTAATGTCTAATGCCATAATTTATTTAATTGTTTAATTGTTAATTAGTTAATTATTTTAACCGAATCACTCGACTCGGTTTATAACCAACCTAAAATCAGTGTACACTAGGTACAAACTGAAATCAAGTCAAAAATATATATCAAACTTCGGAGATAGAAAACAGTTTTAATGGAACTATTTTTACACCAATTTCATTGGTCAAAATAATACTGTTTTTATATAAATCCCAATTTAATTGAAAACTTTTATCAAATGTGCCGTCATTTTCATCAGCAATTAACTTATTCATTGCGTTTAATGTATACAATGTATTTGTTTGCTTTTTACGATGTATGCTTATTGTTCCTTTATATCGATTAACTTGTTCACGTTTTTCTACATTGAACGTTAGATATAATTCCCGAAGATTATTTTCGTTAGCAAATATAAAGATCTTATTATCAATCAATTTATATTGTTGTGGTATTTCATTCAATACGTCTGTATATTGACTACTATTGGAGAATGTACAAAGCAGTTGTTTTTGTATCATGGTATTTCAAATTCAAATTTACCGTCAATTTCAGGTTCCATATCAAAATAATTTGCAAAATGTTCAAATCCCTTGTCTAAAATTTGTTTAACGGTAATTGATATTTTTATAACCATTCGTTTGAAAAATTCTTTTATTTTGTTATAGAATACATTTAATGCACTCTTAGCGGACGCAGATAGATTTTTTACAAACTCTAAACTGTTTTGTACTACGTTTTTAAATTCGGCGCCTAAATTATTAATAAATGACATCAAACTTTCTTCTATTATTTGATTTTCCAATAGAAGATAATCAGTTTCGTCATATTGTTCTTTTAGGATGCCAATTCTAAGTGATCCGCCACGTTCATTTCCTCTGTCACGTACACCGAATTTAATTTTATTATAGTTATCGTCGATGAATTCATCTACTGTGTAAACCAAACAATCTCCTTGACAATCCCAAGTCATAATATGATCCGCTACACATTTTTCGCCAGCAGCAAATCTTTTTTCGCCGGTAGAAAATTCTCTCAACAATGCTTTTTTGTATTTATCTTCGGTAAAAATCTTATTTAATTCACCCAACATCTGTTGCATTTCTTTTTCTTCTATGTTGATGTCATTAACTGCATCTGGACTTTTAATCAACGATATTAAGTTATTTACAGCTTCTTTGGTTTTCTTTTGATCACTAGTGGTTGATAGTGTAGTCAAATTTTTATTAATAACAGCTGCATGTTCATAGTAAAATGACTTTTCCATTAAATGAGCAAGTGTCTCTGTAATATTTGCAACCATCTTGTTTTTAATATCTGGAAAGTCTTTCAATACTGCGGAAATTACGGTTGTTAATTCTTTATGTTGTGAAGATGCTATTTGTGCTCCACCAGCTTTCTTTGCACTACATTTTATGTTACCATTAATAATTAAATCTGTTTTAGATATCTTTGATATACCCGCAAACTCTTCAGACAATTTACATCCAGATGATCCCAATATTTCTACAGCTTTAACCGGAGCACTAATTTCTTTGTATTTACCACTTTTTAATTTATCAGCTATCTTTTTAGCAACTGTATTTTTTGATCCTTGTGGAGTATTAAATTCTTCACCTATATAGGCCTCCATTTCTCTAGCAGGACACGATTTATCCAAATCACTATTTGCTTTAGATACAAACTTATTTTTATATTTTTTGTACAATGTAGACAAAACTGCAATAGTTTGTACATCGTTCTTCTTATATTGAATTAAACGTTCATCCGACAAACTTCTAATTTTTACATATGTAGAAGCTGGTACCAAATTTACATTATTTGTAGATAGATATTTGTCGAAATCGACAAGTGTAAATTGTATATCTCTTCCTCTAGGAAATTTAAATGTAGTGAAATTGGTTGTTTCAAAAACTTTTTGAAAATAAAGTTCAGGCGGTATAGTCTTTCCAGCATCATCGGTTCCGGCTACTGGTTCATAAAATAAAACGTCTTTTGCAATTTTAAAGAAATCATTGTTATATTTTGGAGAAATTGCTTCTTTTATAGATTTTCTTATTACAGTGGTTTTTCTTGATTCGTCGTATACTTGCTCTCCAATCAAGTTACCTTCTATATCAAACCATTCGTATCCCTTTTTGTAGAATCCAAACTTTTTAGCTTCATCTACACTATAATTTACAAGAGGAGATTGACCAGTCAACACAGATTGTACCGCTATTGCATCCAATTCTTTTTCTCTAGGAGTTCTTTTATCTCGATCTGTATCAACTATCTTTTTGTCCAATGCTTGATCTATAGGAACAGTTTCATCTTTATCGTCTTGTTTTGATGTGTCAGATTTTGTATCTCCGCCAGCTTTAATATCTGATGGGGGTTCTGTAAAAATATTTGTTTGAGCTTTTTTAGGATTTTCAGCAAAGTGAGTACCTTTATTTACAGCACGATCACGATATTCTTTGCTTGGAAACGTAACAAGTATGCCATCTTTGTTATATGCTTGTCGATCTGGAAATCTACCAGCTTCAAATAAATTAGAAGTTTTATCGACTACGAAATTAACATCGTATCCAAGCGTTTCGAGGTATTCTTGCAATACAAAAACATGTTCTTGATTTTTAACATCAAAAATCCCGTCCTTAATACGACCGTCACAACAAATATCGTTAATTAGTGCTTTAAAGTTCATCTATTATAAATATAGATATAAATATATTTATAAATTGACTAATTTCAAATCATTGTAATTATTTCCCCAATAGGTCTTCACTTTGAACCGTTTGTTCTTAAAAATCTCAATTAAGTCCAATATGTTCTGATTATCTTCATCGTTATGAATATCAAATACAATAGAATCATATACATACAGAATCGGTACTATTCTTTTATCGCTCACAAACTTAATACACTTACCCAAACTATTGATTCCGTGTTCCGTTTCGGCTGCTTGAATAATATAAGCAAATAGCTTGTTTTTATTTGGATCTAAAATGTGTTTGTCGGATATCTTTCTTTTGTAGATGGGGGTAGTTATATATCCTTTTTTCTGAAAAGATTCCCAGTACTTATTCTTTAAAGTCTCTACTTTGGCGAAATATGGTATATCACAATATTGTTGGGAAATCTGTCCATATAGATTAACCATCGTCAATTTCTTGGATTTAGCAATAGTATCAGATGTAACTTCTTCTACATTAAAGTATTGTTTAGCAAGATGTTCATAAATGGTCTCGTCTTCTGGAACTTTATAATCAATCAAATTTGCTACAATATATGGATGAAATCCAGTAAAATCAATCATCATTAAATGACCATTATCTCCATATCTCGACACAAAACTATTGCGTGATCCATCGTCTTTCTTTAGAGCTACATAGTTTATGTTGTCATAAGCATTACTTGGTCTACCCGTTGGATTATAAATGTTATAACTGGTATATACAAATCCATCATAAACACGTGATTTAAAATGTTTTTTAAACTCACCAACATCAACTTTTAATCCATTTTTTTCCACATCATACAAAGTATCAGTGATAATATCATTGAAGAATTTGAAACAGTAAGTGTCTGTATCGACTTCGTGCAAATCACATATTAACTCTACTTCATCATCAAAACACTCTTGATGGCTTATATACGGAACGATTAAGTTGAAGTCATTAACGTTACGATGTGATCTATTTAAATAATCTTTGGTTGCGGATGAACACTCTTCTAGAGTTTCATTATTTTTTATGAAACCAAACAAATTTACATCTACTAGTTTACAGTTTAACCAATACTTATAAGTCTTTTTGTTATTTACGTAAACTGTATATTTCCCCGATTCAATTTCATCTTTGAACTGTTCAAATGTTGAATCTACAATCACATCGCCATGTGTGAAGTTATAATAGTATTTACGTTGAGTCTCAAAATCATAAACGAATGCAGCGATAATTGAATTGTTCTTATTATGACAATTATTATCTTTGGTTATTAGTTTTAGATAGATTTTGGAACTGTACTTCACACTCTTACTCTACACTATAATTGTACAGAGTCAAGATTAAAACCCACGCCAAAATTGTTTTGGGTTATTCAAAATAATATTGATATTTTTAATGTATAATTGAGCATCACGAATTCTAAAGTTATTGTAATTAACCACGCCTGTTTCTTGAAGAGTTTTGCCAATATATGTGTTCAACTCCGGTCCAGTTATTTTCCAATCTATCTTGGTTTTTATAAAATAACTGGTATTAGCTGTGTTATAGTCTTTGTAGTTGGTTTCAATAATATCAAAGTAATTGATTCTAGCAACAAAAAATCGGTCAATATAACCACGATCATAGTCGTCTTGTGTTATAGTGGGAATATAAGTGGATGGCTTTGCAAAGTCAAAGCTGCCAAGACCTACTATATTTTTAACACTATTTGGAGTATCGTATATCATACAGTTACATATTCTAGTTTAGAAGATCCAATACATCTAACCAACGCATTAACAGTAGTTTCCCATTTACCATTGCTTATTTCATGATCTACTTCCAATATTTGAAATATAACGTTTCCAGGCACATATGGCTTAGGAAGATTGCTTATTGCAAATACCTGTAAATTTCTAAATGAGAATATACCATCAAACTTTATTGTTACAGTAAAGTTATCAGCTACCCCACTGTATTTTGCACTATTGTTTTTAAAGTCGTCGTCATTCATCATTTGTGTTAGTTTTCCCTTCATATCAGATGGCAAACACAAATATTTATGATTCTTTCTATTTCTCACATCATCTACTAATTCCGTGAATGCTTTTGAATCAGCTCCACTCTTCAATCCTCCAATATAAGTTCCTGATACTTGTTTTGTCGTAATACACAACACTCCGCTTTTTTCCTTTGGCCCATAAGATTGTAAATCAGCTATCGCATTATTATCATTTTGTATACCAGATGTTGTGCCTGGAACTAATGTATTAGCAGTAGCTATAGATCCACTTTGTTGTGATACCATTAAACCAAGTTGAAATTTATCCATTCTATCAACAAACTTCATAAATGGTATATTGTTCAAATCATTCAAAGCAGCGTTTAGTTGATCCACACTCTGAGCTTTACTTATTTTATCAGTTATATTGGTTCTTAAACTCTTTGAGTTTTGTCCACCAAACATAACGTTTATAGCTTGTTCATTTGTTAAACTAACATCGAAATTTATGCTCTTTATAACATTGTTTGTTCTACCCAACTCAAACATATATACTTCACGCAATATGTCAAAGTTAACCATGTTTTTATCGACTATAGATAGTGTAGAATTGCCGTTTTGATCTTTTCCTTCCACAATATCAAATTTCCAAAAACCATCAGTTGCATCATTTATAGTATTTAAAATTGCATTAATAAATTGTTTGTAATTTTTGGTTTCAGATGAATTTACAATATCAATCAACTTGGTTTTGCTAATATAAATGTTTTTTAAATACCCAAAGTAATATTTCTTGTATGGAACTTTTGTAGGCTGTCCAAATTTGTTTGGTCGAATAACCTGTACATCTTCCACAAATGGAAATGAAGCCGATGATTCTTTGTTAGAATTTACACTATGATAATATAAATAATTGATCACACTATCAATATTATCTCTATATCTACCACTAGTTTTAAACGTCTTTTTTGCAGCATTTGCAGCAAAGTATAAACTCTCTTCAATTTTTAAGTCTCTATAAAATTCTGTAAGAGTTCCTTCATCAACAGCTTTCTTGTATTTTTGTTCAAGTTGATCATTACGAGGTACTGTAATATCTTGTTGTTGACTTATAAATGGATTACCAAATTGCACAGGTTTTCCGGTCTCTGTATCTATAAAATCAGAAAAACCAACCCCATTATCTCCCTTGAGATAACCACTATTTGGAGAATTTGGTTTGAATTGTGATCCTCTGTTTATCTTTGGAGAAATAGGGTTTGGTATCAAAACATTTTTGTCACAAGATATCAAATTTGGATGTGCGCTTATAATTATATCACTAATATCTACCAAAAATTGTTTAGTATTTGAATTCGCCATGAATAAATTTACTAATTCAAATACAAAGTCTAATTGCATCCAAACTTCCGTTGCGCCATCTTTTGCATCGAAATCTGTTTTATCGTCAACAAATGATAACTGCGTGTATGTTTGTACATCGGGTTTTACAGATCCATAATTTATAACATCAGACTTTCCATCTGGTTTCTTTTTAGCTCTATAATATTCTTCTAATCTTCCAGCGAAAACTCTATCTTCAGGTTTACCTCCATAAAATAAACTAGAGTTACTTCCTGCAAATTTTGTAGTAACAACAGATTGTACATTTTGTTTACTCTTAGCCAACTGTTCTTGATTCGCAATTGCATCTTTTTGAATTTTGTTTTTTGGAATCATATTAATCTTATCGACTATATAATTCAAAAAGTTTGCTTGACTATTATTTACATTCGGAGAAATAACTTGACTTTCTCTCATTACATCATTTATAGATGGTAAATAAGTACGTACAAATGTTCTTAAATCTAAGAATTCAGTATTGTTTTGATCATTCGCATTAGCTGGAGTTGTTGTTGCTATTTTAGCATTATTATCTGTTCTCATTCCAGCAAACATTCCTTGTCTGGATGTCATATCAACATTGCAATCATAAACAAATCCATCGGTTGTGGTAAATGAATACTTTGTTATAATTCCCGTTACACATCCATAATTACCATTGGATTTATTTGAACGATCCAAAGCAGTTTGTGGTTTATATACCAACTCCCAACACTCTTTTAAATTAGCAAGATTAACAAGTGATTTTTGATTAAAAAGATTCCAACCAAATTCAACGAAGAGATTGATTCCAGCAGTAAAAAAGAACGGCGTTAAATATTCAAGTTGTGCAATACCATAACATTTAAACTTAATACTAGCATAAGTCAAAAGTTCTTTGCTTTGTTTTACACTAACACTTACTATTCCAGGCGGAGGAATTATAGGAGATATTTGACTATTTTGCGGAAAATTTTGTGTATTTTCAATCGTCTCGTAGTTCAATTGACTTCGATAAGTATTGTCTATATAATGAGGAGTTATTCCGTCAGCTTCATATCCTATAATTGCAAATTTATCGGTAAGTGGTTTATTCTGACTATATCCGAATGCGTCAAAAAAACCATCGCCTCCTTTTAGGATAAAACCATTATAATCTTTTTCTACATATTTTTTGTTTAAATAAGCACTTCTCGGAACCATTCCATTTATAGACTTTCCGGTACCGTTACTGAATACTCTGACCCATGGGGTCATTGGTCCTTTATAGTCTTTATAGTTTTGTTCAAAATTAAAAGTTGTGTTTATAAATGGAGTGGGAATATTCATACCAATGTTGTTGGTATTACTTCTTCTTCTTAATTCCCTTACAACTTCAGTTGGAATATTTTGTATTTCCCACCATAATGGAGTTGTATCTGTAATTTCTCCGTTTTTTGCCATAACATTAATTTAAGTTCTTCAATTGATTTAGTATACTAGCAACATTAGCAGGAATGCGTAATTGTCTACTAACTCCCACTGATAATTGATAACCAGGCAATTTATTTGCTTTAGCAATTATCCACCACAAATTTTCATCGCCGTAGTATTTCTTAGCTATACTATCTAAGTAGTCAGTTTCACTTGCGGTAATGTAAAAATCATCATACGACTCAGGTATATCTGGATAATATGTAGTTTTATAAACGTTTTTACCATCCCATCTTTTTTCTACTGGAGTAAATTGGTATCTCATGGGTTATTTGGTTGTTGTACTGTAACAGTTGGCTGTTGTCCATTTAATTGTTGAATAGCAGCAGAAAACGCTTCTAAATCTGTGTCGTATCTTATATTGGTAGAAAAATTATAATCTCTAACAAGATTCACGTTGTTTCTATTAACAGTTCCATAAAAGTCTCCTCCGTTAACAATCGCAACTGGAGCATTACCCCAAGCGGATCTTCCTGCTTTTGGTCTGTCTTTTTCCATAACTGCCATTTGAATGCTAATGTCTGCTGTTCTTGGAAATTGTGCAAATCTGCCAAGAGAACTATCTTTATCGCCTCTAGGGCTTAATAAATTGTCTTTACTAGCCCACTCATATGCTCTATTGGATCCCCAGCTCCACGTGTCGTTTGGAGAACTCATATTCTCAGGAATTGTCTCCCAAGAAGCATCATCTGGTATATTGACATTGCAACTCTTAATGACAACAAAATGGTTTTTGTAAAAATCACCAAGCGTTAATTGTACCATCGGAGGAACCATGAAACCACCAGCTGCAGCTTCAGTGTAATTAGCTGGTTTTGTCAAACTAGTCAAATAGTTTATTCTTGACCACATAGGCATCAATTCTTTGACACTGTGCGCATTTACTGTAAAGTTGAAACTTACTTCTCGGGTAAATCCTTTGTAGTAATATAGTTTATCTGGTCTACCTAAATATTCTATTGTTTCCCATTCAGCCGTATTACTATCTTGTATACCTTTCACAGTTGCGCTAAATGGTATGTATTTTTGATTGACAATATCATAGAAATAAAACTTAATAATATCAGGACCGAAACCTTTATAATCAGATCCATCTCCGTATTGCTTATCAAATTGAGCTTGATTTAATACATCCAATGAGTTTACATAATCAACGTTGTGGGTTGGTTGTATAAATCTATCTTTACCAGCTTTTCTTCCCAATCTTGTTGGAAAGTTCAGTTGATTTGGATCAGTGCTAAACTTATCAGTGTATGTAGTCTTTACGTCTTTTAGATAATCCATACCAACATTATTGGTATTATCGTATTTAGCGAATTGTAATGGTTTAGCATTTTTCTTGCCAACGAAACCAATATCATATAAATTATTTGCGGCATTGCCAGCTATATTATCTATAGCTTTATTTAAATTAGCAGTAATTAAATCAGTTGGAGTCTTTGTTTCGTCACTAAATGTATCTGGTAAAAGTTTTGAATTTTCAATCAACACTTTATAGTTTAATAACTGATCGCTTTGTTCTATAAACGTACCTGTGTCTCTGTCAGCTTTAACTACATCAGTGTATTTTAATCTAATCGTAGGTACCCCATCTACTTTAACCTCGCCTTTAAATCTATTAAGTGCTTGATCTTGAAAATCAGAACTTGGCACTGGATTTACATTACTAGAATTGACACTTCCTTGAAATGTAACAACACCAACTGATTTTTGTTGTTCTTGATTTCCATATGTTTTTATATAAAAATCGTTTCTAAGCATCGAAGATGGATTGGTAGTTCCATGATAAAATCTTTGTTTTACCTTTAATCCAGTAAATTTTTGGTTTGTGCCTATACCCAAAGTCTTTTTCAAACCACTTAAAATTCCTCCGCTTTTTGTTGGGGTAATACCAGAATCGTCAAACAACGCACCGGCGTTTAGATACAAATCATATGTTTGTTCGTCCGCACGATAATTTGCTTTCCATGGCTGTGTAGGAGGTATAATGCCGCCTAATAAAGTATTGTTTTTTAAGAAACTACCAACGCCTCCCAACAATTTTTTAAAAAATCCTCCTCCACCAGAAGATACCAATTTAGAATATCTAGGAGCGTTGTAAGCGTTTGTAGCAGTTTGACCTCTCAATAAATCTCTTACATCGGGTCTAGCTAGAGGAGCTACAACTCTGTCTGAGTTATCAGCTCCACCCAATAAAGATGTAAATGTTGATACTCCAAATCCACCACTTGCAGCACTAGCTACGCTACTTCTTGGGGGAGCTGGTACAGCTGGACCGCCTCCTTCAAATAATCCACCAACCGTTCTAGCTATAGAACCCAATCCACTTCCGCCTAATAATCCACCAACTATGTTACTTGTATCTAAGTGTCTGGTTGGTCTATCAACCAATCCAAAAGAAGCTAATCTTAAAGCAGCTATAATTGGAGAAGCTGGATTGTATACTTTGGTTTCATCAAATGGTTGAAATCCTTGCAATACAAGTTGTTTTAATATAAAACGGGTACCAGCAGAACTTCCTAGAAATTTTCTTACTCTTGTGCCGTCTTGTCTCGATGCTTGAAATACTGTAGTAACTTTGTTTCGTTGGCCTTCTTCAATGTTTTTGTATATAAACATTTGACTAGCCATTGGACCTTTTAGATATAGATCTTGTGGTTTATTTTGATTATATAATACAGTACTGTTTCCCGCCGTGGTAAATATTCTTTCAATTTTACCGGGGGATCTAATATTGATGAAGTCTTGGGTTGGAACTGGTAGTCTTAATCCAGCTCCCTGAATATTATCATATGTGGTAATTTGCGTACCAGCATTACCGTATCCTTCAGCGTATGTATTACTATTTGCCATTGATTATAAATAGTATCAAGCTCTAGTTGTTGCTTGTCCAAATCCACCTGATTTTAACATTGTTGTGGATAAAGCTGCGTTAATTCTTTGACCGTCAAGATTTACAGCAATACCACCATTAGCCATCATGGATATTAATTGATCTATTTTAGCTACCATTTGTTGATTGCCAGACTGAATTGCGTTATTTAATGTATCATTATTTAATGATTTTGAGTTATCTCCTGTTTTCTTTGTATCATTAATTAGATCGGTTGCCAATTCGTTAGGCATTTTCATCTCAGACAACCCAGGTACATATTTAGCAATTTTATTGTATCCCATTATAAATGGCGTTATTATAGCGTCTAGCAACATTCCTCCTACAGACTTTAATCCTTTTACCATTGACAGTCCTATTTCAGACGGACTGAATCCCAACCATTCCGATATTTTTTCCTTTGCAATCATGAATGGTTCAGTTAATTCTTTTAGTATTTGTGTCCCGACTTCTTTGAATCCTGTTACCATGGAGTCTGTCATTTTATTAAAAGCGTCTCCAATACTCATATTGCCATCTTCTATGTCATCTAGGAAATCGGCGAATGATTGAAACCCTACTATCAACAATTTAACAATATCCAAAATCCAATACAGAGGACTGAATGCTTTAGTTATCTTTCCAAATAAACCGTCTGTTAATCTGTCCATTATTTTAAAAGTTTTACTAATTAACGATATTGGCGACAACACTTTAAACAACAATCCGGTTAATTTAAAAACCGGTCCTAATAAATCCAAAATGAATACGCCTAAATCAAATAGAGGAGACAATATATCCATGATAGGTTCAGCTAACTGACTCATCATCTGATTGAACTTATTTTGAAGTTGATTCATTCTTTCTTGATTTGCTTTTCTCAATATTTCTTGTTCAGCTACTTTTCCTTCATTCTTGGCCTCTTCATCTTTTAACTGCATCATTCTTTCATAGTTAGCCAAAGCTTTTTTTGCATTTTCATTTGTACCATTTCTAACAAGTTGTATATTTTTTTCTTGAGTCAACATGTCTTGCAACTCACTAACACTCTTACCCGCCGCATCTGCATATGCTTTTTGTTGAATTGGATTCAATTGATTAAAATTAACTTGTTTAGTTATCTTTAGTATTTCTTTATTAGCCCCAATTATATCTTTATTAAATGCTAATTGACGAGCATAGTTAAAGTTAACATTTTGACCCAATAATGCACTGGCTTTTAGTTCAGAACTTATACTACTCTCAAACTGCAATAGTTTTTCTGCTGAAGAAGCCGCTTTATTAAGATCAATTCCCATCATTCTAGCTGCCGTGGCAGCTTTTATCATCGAAACCGCAGAACTACCCACATATACTCTAACATCATCACTTGCATTTGCTACATCTTCCATGATCTTGCCAAGTGGCACACCTGATGCTTGAGCCATTTTTTGAGCAAATCCAATCATCGATCTTTGTGAAGAAGCCGAATTGCCAGATATGCCTCCTAATGTTTTTAGAAATTTAACACTAGTACCTTCTGCAATTCCGAATTGTTTCGATAAAGCTGTAGTTGTTTTCAGTAGATCTCTATCTTGAGCAACTAATCCTGTAAATTCATTAGCAATTTCATTGATAGATTTAGCTACATCATCAAATGTAGCACCTAAATGCATCATGTCAATAGTGACAACTTTTAGATTTCTTTCCAAAACAGTAGCTTGTCCTGGTAAAGCTCCTAAATTTTTTCTTACATCCACAGATGCTTTATCAAAAGCTTTAAAGTTTTCGTATCCTTTTTCCAATATAGCCACAGCTGCATCTGCCGCCAAAACCCATGGATTCATTTTAGAAGCATTAAATGCTCCCGAAACGGCGGATCCCAGTGGACCCATGTCTTTTAATACATTTTTACCAACATTTAGAAATTTACTTTGCACTGCTAATTTAGCTAACCGTTTATCTTCAACATTTAATAAATCTTTTGTGTTTACCAATTGTTGACTCAATCTATTTGCTGACAGTAATTCTTTACTATATGTTTGACTTGTACGCAAATATCTTTGTTGCAAAATATTCGATAACTTTTGATGTTGGTCCGCTTCTATTTCGCCGGAAGCTAATTTTGCATCTAAATTCGCCTTTTCTAGACGAGCTTCAGCATTACGTTGTCTCTGCGTTAAACTATTAATTCTTGCCAATTCAGATACTACTTTATCTTGCGCAACAGTTTGTTGCATCAACGAAACCAAACTGTTTTGTAACGAAGATCTATCGAACGCAGATTGTTTTAACTTTTCTTCTAATTCATATCCCAATTCTAATTTCTCTATAGACTTGCCAATATTCTTTGTTACATCGTTAAACTCTACTTTAATGGCTTTTGCTAAAGAAGATACTTCCTTTAAGAGATCACGCTCTCTTTCAATTTCATCAGCTGTTCTTCTTGTAGCGTCTTGCGCAGCTTGATACGCTTTTAACTGATCTAAAATGTTGTCTGCCATAAATTATATAATATAAATATAAATATATTACATTTTAGAATGGTTTATCTACTCTGGATTTTGGAGGGGGCTTAGAACTTTGATCGTAACTTTTATTCTCTTGTTCTTTTAATTTAACAAGTTGATTATAATAAAAAACACGTAAATGTACAGGCAGATTATA